TGTTTGTTGAGCGCAATGACGGCGAGGATGTTGTTAGTTGGTATAAGCCCGCAGAGGCAGTCCAGGGTGCGTTTGATGACTTCTCCAAGGGGCCTAAGGTTCACCGTGTCAGCGTAAATGATCTTGACAAGATTAAACTTGAGGACAGGCCAGAGTTTGTTTTCGGTAGGCTCCCGTCTGCACCGGAACCGATCCCAACCCTGACTGGTATTGGTGGTTTCTTCACCAAGGGTTACGGTATCCTTGGCAGGCAGAACGCTCGCATTTCACGTGAGCCCATCTTTTACGCCAACTACTTGAACATGACTCGCCAGACTGAGCGTGCCCAAGCGAACCTTGCCAAGTCTCTTGCCGAGGCTGGTGGTCGTAGCACACCCAACGAGTTCGATAACGCGGTTGCCGCTCAGCATTTCAATAAGGCTAACGCCGATTCGGCGTATGCCATGACTATGGCTTACGTTGATAACCCGGCAAACAGGTCATTGCTGGCTTGGCGTGTACGTAACGTTGCACGTTACTACCGGGCGACTGAGGACTTCTACCGTCGCGCTAAGCGTCTAGCGGTCAACTACCCTGAGGCTTACTATAGGGCTGCGCTCGTGTACGGTCTGCTTGATGAGACTGGTTTCGTGTACGAGGACGAAGAGGGCGTAAAGTACTTCTACTATCCTGGTAACGAGTACGTGCAGAACGCTTTCACGATGCTTTCTTCGGTGATGCCTGGCATCAACATGATGAACATGCAAGTGATGAACCCGTTCCAGGTTGGCGGAAAGATCATCGGCTTGTCGCCTTCTCTGGATCCGAAGTCTGCCGTGCCATCAATGGCTGGCCCGATGGTGTTTCCTGTTGCTGCAGCGTTCGACATGTTCCCGCCGTTGAAGGAACTTCAAGGTTTACGTTCAATCATTGTTGGCCCATACGTGCAGCCACAAAGTTCTATCCTTGAACTTGCTAGGGCCACGTTGACTCCTGCCGGTTTGCAGCGTCTGCAGCAGATTAACCAGGATCAACTTGACTCCTCTTTGCAGGAGGCGGCGTATGACACTATCAAGATCATGGTTGCCACTGGCAAGATTGATTCCGAAGATCTCGGCACCGAAAACGGTGCTATCAGCGTCAACGAGTTCATGCGCAGTGACCTGTGGAAGAGTGCGCAGGGTGTTGCTTTCGGGCTCTGGGCTACGAAGATGGTTCTTTCTTGGCTTGCTCCAGCCGCACCTCAAACCTACGAAGGTGCTGGTGTTAGCCCTGTAGCGAGGGAACTTGGCATATCGGATTTTGATACCACATTCCGAGAGCTACTTGAGCTGAACAAGGATGCCGTTGATCCGTGGGCTGAGGCTACAGCAATGTATTACGCAGCAAAGATAGATAAGGCGGCCGGCAAGGATACCCCTTACGACACGTGGGATAGCCTGCTGCCGTTTACTCTCTCTGGCTCGAAGGGGCCTGAGGATAAACTTGCTGGCCTTTCCGGGGTTCAGGCTACTGACAATTTCGTTAAGTGGACTCAAAGTGACGAGTTCAAGAACCTTGAATCGCTGCCTGGTGGTGCCGATTCTATTTTCTGGCTTGCACCGAAGTCTGGCGAGTTCACCTGGCAGTCTTGGTATGTTGTTAAGAACCAGTACGGTTTGAAGGTTTCTAAGACCGTTGAAGAGAAACTTGAGCAACTGTTTGCTTCCGAGGGTCAGTATCGGGATACGGTTATCCGCAAGGACTACGATCAAGTTATATCAACCTTGAACCCGGTTGACCCTGAGCAGAAAAAAGAGATCAACAGACTTGAAGGATTGAAGCAGGCTGAGCGTCAAGCAAACCAGCAGCGTAACCCGTATTTCAATAGCCTTAACTCTAAGGGTGGCCAGGTTTACAATCAGACTAGACTTGCCGAGTCAGTGAAGCAAATGGAAATCTTTATTGCCTCGGTGAAGGATTCTGGCTACAAGATGCCTTCATCTCTTGTTGCCATTGATGACTCAATAAGGATATTTAGGGATTTCCGCGAGGCAATGTCTGGCCTTGGTAGCAAGAAGGATGAGAAGCAGCGCAAGGAAGAGTTGCGTGCTGAAATGAACAGAGTTCTTGTTGGCATAGGTCAAGGCGATGAGAACGCTAAGCGTTTCATTGAGACTGTTCTTGACACACTCAATTACAGCGAACTGACTCAACTTGATCCTTTGAATCCTGATGTTCCGCAGGAAGGTGCGTAATGCTTTGTCAATGGCCTGATGGTAGAACAGAATCAGTTAGTGGCACTTCGTGCCCAGCTGGTAGCGTTCCATATAATTCTGCGGTTGCAGCACCTGGTGGTGCTGGTACTCCCGGCGTCTCATACATACCGTACCAAGCCGATCTAGCCCCTGTCACAACCGATTTCAGGATTGATGGTGGCTACCGTCAGGGCACATCATCTATTTACGGGCAAGCGGAAGCATTTAAGGTAATGCGCCTACGTGACCCACAGGCCTACCGGGACATTGTTGACCAGATGCGCAGGGCCGGCTTGATTGGTGAGCGAGTCACATCGTTTAACACGATTGCCTCAGTCTACGAACAGTTGCTTGAGGCTTCCGCGCAAAGCACAGCCCAGGGTCAACCACAGACTGCCGGGCAAATACTTAGCAGTTTAACTTCCGGCGGTGGTGCCGGAGTCGAGACTGGCGGTGGTGGCGGTGCAGGTGGTGGTGGCTACGCTGGGCCACGGGAAACAGTTGAGATCATCAACGAGACTGAAGCATATAGCCTGATTAACGACATGGCTCGCGACATGCTCGGCCGTGACCTCACTGAGCAGGAAGTTAAAAAGTACACGCAGAAGTTACGCCAGAAGGAGATGGCTTCTCCTCGAGTTTCGACACCGCAGGGGCCTGGCGGAACCGTGTATTCCGGTGGCATTGACCGTAACGAGGTTGTTCGCCAACTGTTGACCGATAACCCTGACTATGCCGGCTACCAGTTGAATCACGAGATCATGGACGTGATGCTTGCAGATATTGACGAAGGCCAGGCTTTCTTAAACGAGTGGAGTTAATGTGACTGTTGAAGCTGGTTTCGACGTTGACATTGACACTGCGTCAGGCCGTGCAGCACCGACTGGGAAGAAGGTTAAGCCGCAGTCTTTTGAGGATTTCTATAAGCGTTACAGTTATGTAGCGAACCTGATTGATCTTTACCCTGAGTTGCGTGACTATTACCAGAAGATCCTTGACTATTCTAATGCGCACCGTGGGCAGATGCCGCCGGCTAACTGGTTAAAAGAACTTAGGGCAAAGAACCCTTGGTTTCAGCAACGTAACTCTAATCAGCAAGAGTTTGATATCGCCGAAAATGATCCGGCATTAAAGCAGGATCTTCAGACTGCACTGAACTTAAACAAGCAGAAGATCGTTAATTGGGCTGCGCAGCGTGGTATTGAGATACCTGCCGATAAACTTGACGAGTTAACTAGGGACGCCACCCGCAACAAGTGGGCTGACGATACTGTTCAACTTGAACGTAACCTGGCGGTGTTTATTCGTTCCGCTGTTGAGTCTGGTGGGGATCTTCGCGGTACCGCTGGTGACTACCAGACTCAGTTGGTAGATTGGGCTCGCAAGAACGGTATTACTTTGTCGCCTAGTGCGGCCGGGCAGTTCATTGAACGTTTGACTTTGAAGCAGCAGACTCTTGATGACGCTAAGCGTGAAATCCGCGAGACGTACATGATTGGCGCATACCCGGCTTGGGAGCAACAGATTCGTAGCGGCATTGACCCGGATTCGATCCTGTCACCGTATCGTAGTGCTGCTTCTACTCTGCTTGAGATCCCTGAGGATCAGCTCGGCTGGGAGGATAACATTATCAAGAAGGCCATGCAGGGTGTTGATGCTAACGGTAAGCCTGCGGTTGTTCCTTTGTGGGAGTATGAGCGTATGATTCGTGAGGATCCTCGGTGGCAGTACACGGATAATGCATACAAAACCTACACGGATGTTGGTACTGATTTGTTGAAGATGTTTGGGTTCCGGTGATTTGAATGAGCCAATACATACAAAATCTCCAACAGTCCATTGCTGAGCATCAACGCATTATTGACGCTGGATTACCTGAGGCAGCCCAGGCACAGCAGATCATTAATCAACAACAGGCTGAGATTGCTCGCGTTCAGTCCTCAGGCGGTGGCGGTGGAAGTGGAGGTAGTGGGCGAAGCGCTTACGAAGAGGAAATGCTTCGACGTGACCAAGCGGCACGCGATGAGGCTGCTCGCCAGCAACGTGAAACCGCTTCTTCCTACCTTAGAAGCATTCTTGAACAGTACAATATGGGTGCGCTTGCCTCTCAGGTTGAGTCTTTAATTAACCAGTGGGGTACGAACACTACTGTTATTGCTGAGCGCTTGCGTCAAACCGAACCTTACAAGCAACGTTTTAAGGGTTTGATCTCGCTGCAGGAACGCGGCGTAACCGACATACGTAACGAGTCTGAATACTTGCGTATCGAGAGTGACTATCGCCAAGTGTTTCGAGATAACGACTTGCAGTCGTATCTTGGCACCGCTGGTTCTGAGGCAGAACAGCAGAAGATTGCCGACATTGTAGGCAACTTTAGTCTCTCGGTTGACGAGGTTCGTGACAGGGTTATTGATGCCCGTAGGGTTGTTGCCGATACCCCACAGGAGGTTCGTGACTCGTTGCAACGCTACTACAACATTGACCCGAGCCTGCTTGTCGAGTTCGTTATTGACCCGACTAACACTAGCGAGGTCGTTAACCGTAGGGCTAACGCGGCCATTGTCGGCGGTTACGGTCTGCGTAGCGGCCTGGAGTTTGGTGCGCCAGTGGCGGAGCGTATCGGTGAGTTCCTTGGCCGTGGCGATAACTTGTCAACGAGTGTCCTCGAGCCGCAGTTGACGAGGATCTCTGAGGTGCAGAAGTCAACTGGTCGCCTTGCTCAGCTCGAGCGTGGAACGCTTACTGCCGAGGAGACTGCTCTCGGCGAACTTGAACTTGATACTGCCGCTAGGGAGAAAGTGCGGGGCTTGCAGTCTCGTGAGCGTGCGCGTTTCGGTGGCACAAGCGGTATCAACGCTGGGTCTTTGGCGAGAAGCCCGAGCATATAACTGAATAAGGGCATGACAGGTGAGAGGCATCTGCGGTTTCCCAGTATTACTGGCCCGTGGCTCTGTCTAACCTCCGTTCGATTCGGAGCATGTCCACTCCGACCCTGACCGACCGGCCCAGGGCGCGAATAATAGACCGGTAGTTACAGCCACAATCCTTCCCCCAGAGGCTTGTGTGGGTAGCGTTTTCCATTTCAGTGAATAGTAAGGGAGCAATCATGTCCGATTACAGTCAGTGGGAAGATGACGACAACGAGGACACCTACGGTGACTCGAATGCAATGAAGGAACTGCGCAAGGCTTACAAGGCCATGCAGAAGCAAAACAAGGAACTCGCTGAGCAACTTGACTCTTTCAAGTCATCAATCCGTGAACGGTCTGTTAAGGATGTTTTAGCGTCTAAGGGACTGCCCGAGAAGGTGGCAGCATTAATTCCCAAGGACGCAACTTCCAGTGAGGAAGTGGAAGCCTGGATTACTGAATACGGTGACGTGTTCGGTTTCAATCAGGATTCCGGTGAACAGGAGGCTAATCCTGTGAGCCCAGAGCTGCAGGCTATGAACCGTATTGCGGAAACGCAGTCCGGTGGTCAGCCTTTCAGCGGCGATGCCGGCCAGTTGGATGCTCTTATCCGCTCGGCTACAACTCCTGAAGAGTTGAACCGTGTCCTGTTCGGCAACGCGCTAGGCCCGCAGGCGGTCTAGTTCACAATTCAATCTAACTACTATTCACCTAAGGAGGTGAACGCTACAAAATGTCTAACGCATATACTGGTACCTCTGCTGTTGCAGGCTTGGTAAAGGCAGCCTATGACCGCTACGTTGAGTTCGCTCTTCGTTCGCAGCCGCTGTTCCGCAGCCTCGCCGATAAGCGCCCGGTACAGCAGGCAATGCCTGGTTCGTCCGTGGTGTTCTCACTCTACCAGGATCTCGCTGCAGCGACCAGCACTCTCACTGAGACTGTTGACCCCGACGCAGTGGCCCTGTCAGATGTGAACACTGTCAGTGTAACCCTGAACGAGTACGGCAACACCGTGCTCAACACCCGCAAGTTGGGTGAGTTCGCGTTCAGCGACGTTGACCCGGCTATCGCTAACATTGTTGCTTACAACATGGCTGATTCGATTGACAAGATCGTCGTGTCCACGTTGATCACTGGCTCCAAAGTTATTTACGCTGGAACTGGCAACGTCACTTCCGGCATCACCGCCGCTGATACCCTCGCTGGTGAGGATATCCGCAAGGCCGTGGCGAAGTTGCGTTCCGCAAACGCAGTGCCCCGTGAGGGAATGCTGTACGCTTGCTACACGCACCCGGAGACCGCGCACGATCTTCGTGCCGAGACTGGTTCGCTGTCGTTTGAAGACATCCGTAAGTACACGGATCCGAACGTTGGGAACATCCTCAACGCGACGACTGGCGTGTACGGTGGTGCATACGTCGTGGAGACCCCACGCGCTTACACCGCTAACGATGGTGCTTCTTCCGCGAAGGTGTACCGTACGATCATCGCAGGCCAGCAGGCTCTCGCTGAGGCGACTGCCGTTGAGCCGGGTGTCGTGATTGGCCCGGTCGTGGACAAGTTGATGCGGTTCCGTCCAGTCGGCTGGTACAGCCTCCAGGGTTGGGCTATCTACCGTAATGCCTCCCTGTACCGGATCGAGTCCGGTTCTTCCATCGCTGCATAGTTGATGGTTTGGTGGGGGCCACTTCACATAGTGGTTGTGGCTCCCACCTCCCCCTCTTGCTTGTTTTGTTTCTAAAGATAAGGATTCAGCGTGGCTGACAATCTCCCTGATACTATTGAGAACCAGTTGCTTGACGCTCTGGTTGGTACGTCGGCGTA